GAGGTCTTCGAAGAATTTCTTCAATTGGTTGTCCCCTTCGGCAATCTTGCCCATGTCAACTTGAGCACCTTTTGGTTGGCCGCCTCCGCCACCACCGCCGCCTTTACCTTTGCCTTTACCTTTGCCTTTACCTTTGCCTTTACCTCCTCCACCACCGCCTCCGCCTCCGCCAGAGTCGTCATTCGGTTCGGATAGTTTGTTGATTTTATCAAAGCCCATCAAGGACTTCATTTCTTTTGCTGCCTTCTTAGCAGCACCGCCAGCTTTGTCAGCAGCTCCACCAGCATCATCCACAGCATCAGCCATGTCGCCAGCTCCACCACCAGCACCTTGCATATTATCCGCAAGGTTCCCGACAGCATCGGCGGTCTCTTGTATTCCTCCTCCTGCTTGTGACTTCTTACCCGTCAAGAGCTCAGTAAGAGCCCTAAATGCGTTCCCGACAGTTAAGAGCTTACTTAGTAGGAAGTTAAGAACTTGAATCACAGGCGTGAACAGATTGATGAGTCCTTGCCCAACGGATGCCATGAACGATTGGAATTGAAGTTTCATGATTCGCACTTGGTTCGCCCATGAATCGCTCGTCCTTGCGAAGTCACCACTTGCAAGAGCCAGTTGACTTTGAACGAATGCGAATCTAAGAGCCACTTTCTCCGCCTCAGACATCTCAGCGGTGGTCTTCCCAAATCCATTCGCCATTGCATAGGCATCGAGGGCTGTTTGTGTCATTACGACCCCTAAGTCTTTCAAGGTCTCGGTCTCACCTGTGAATACAGATTTCAATTTAGTGTACGCCTCGTCTTGGCTTATGTTGTAGAATGATGCTACATCCCCCGCCAAGCTCGTCAACGCTGTGGACATCTCATAGGCTTGTTGTTCGCTGAATCCAAAAGCCTTGGACATTGCCCCGAATGTCCCTGTGTAGCGTTTAGCCATTGTCTCAGATAATCCCGATGCGTACATTGCCGATTTTGCGAATTCGTCAACTTGTTTCGACATCTTAGGGAATGCCACATCAACCACGTTTTGAACTTCATTCAAATCGGACCCGAGCTTGATTGCCTCAGAACCAAAATCAATGAGTTTCTTGACCGCAAACGCACCAGCTAAGACTTTCGCAAAGCCCATGACTTTTTGTTGGATTCCATTCAATTGATTCGTGAATCCTTGTTGATTCACCACCAATCCCAATTCAACATCGCCGATTTTAGTTGCCATTTGTCCACCTCCTTCTTACTACCATTCAGAAAATGCTTGTTGAAGTTCCTTGAGAACCGCATCAAGCTCTTCTTGTGTTCGTTGTTTTGCTCGTTTATTTCGCCACTCGTCTCGGATTCGATGTTGCCCCGGTGAGAACGATTCGAGCATTTTTGGGTCGTCCTCGCTTCGAATTTGGATAATTCGTCCAAGAGGAGTCTCCGATGAAAGTCCAGAGACTAGAGCTCTGAATTCTTTCCATTTCATTTCTTTAAAATCATAAGAATAGAACGAGATGCCATATTGCGTTCTAAAAGACGAGACCATCAAGTCCCAGTCTTCAAAAATGTCGTAATATGGCTCACCTATTCCCCCGCTTCTTGGTCTCCTACAATCAAATTGATTGCCTCACGAATGAGAGCCATCCAGCTTTTTAGATTTAAACTTAATTTTTCAATCTTCACACGGTCTTGTTCGTTGAAGATGATTTCATACAAGCTCTTCATTTGAGCAACAGTCGGATCCCCATCAACTCCGCTCATCACTTCCATGAGCTTGAGTGCTGTTGGAGCTGAATCATCTACTTCGATGGTTACGTTCTTGATTTTGATTTTTGGTTTTGATTCAAAATTTAATTGTTCTGTGATGTCGATAATCTTACCCATTATTCAAATACCTCGCTTTTCATTGTTGTGAATACTTCTGTCGTTTCTGTTTCTTCTACTTCACCGATAAGTGGAACACCAATTCGATTGTGTTCGGTCGTCAATTCGTGGATTCGTTCATCCGTCATTCCTGTTGTATCGAATTCATCACCGACTTTGTATTCCTTGCGAGTTTCCGCATCGATGAAGTTGATTAGTGCTTTATGCATTTTTATCCTCCTTTGCCAAATAAAAAAGAGGGGCGATGTTCACCCCTCCACTTGTTTTCGTGATTCTTAGCCTGCCGCTGTATATTCAGGTTTACCATTAGACATGATGTCGAATGATAGTGGTGCGGCTGCTGTACTGTCACCAGACATGAAGTCTTTGATGTTGATGACCGCTTCTTTGAAGACTAATTTGGATCCGTCTGGGAATGTCCATTGGAAGTCTTTTTCAGCATCACGACCATTCTTCAATGCGATAGCAGCGATTGCATCGTTACCAGTATCACCGATGTGTCGTTTTCCTGATACTGAGATTGTGACTGATTTAGCTGTCATCAAGCGGCGTTTCCATCCTTTATGCTCGAATGGAGACCATTCTTCGACACCATTGTCAAATGATACCGAAAAGCTTTCTAATTCTTTGATTTCTGTCCAAGTTGGAGCGTCTTTCGTCCCTGTGTTTACTTGGAATTGGTTTTCATAGACGGGGAATACCCCTGTTCTTTTTTCTGCCATTTTTATTCCTCACTTTCTTGTTCTAATCTGTAATAGATATCTAATTCGATGACACGTTCGTACACGTTATTGTCATCAGTCCCCACATCAATGGGCTCGTTCGATAAGAGTCGAATCATTTGGATTGGAGTATCACCAATCACCACGTTCTCAGCCTTTAGGATTTGGTTGAAGAGGTAGTTCGCTCGCTTTTCTGTCTCGTTCGCATTCTGATTGTGATGAATCAAGATGCTGACCGATTTCACATCATAACTTGCCAAATTCCTCCCACCAATAGCAATTCGTGGTTCGACATTCGTCTTGCGTTGATAGACTCCAATGCTATACATTTTCTTATTATCGAGTTTCCCGATGTAGTAGTTTTGAGCTGCGTGATAGGATTCCAACCAATCTCGCACTTCTGCCAATGTTATCATCTTCACACCCCCGATATTTTCTTGTATAAAGCAGCATAAGCCTTCTTGATGTCCTCTTGTTTCGAACCTTCAACCCAATCATCCATCCACTTGCCTCGAGCGTGTGGATTCGTGCTCGTGTTGAAGTTGTATTCGGGATGAAAATATAATCTTCGAGCGTATGGAGTGGAGTGTGTCAAAGATACTCGACCACCACTCGACCCCGAGTAATCGACCGAGAACGCCTCGCCTTGCAATGTACCGTCTCTAAACGGGACCACTTGGGCGTTTACAATCTCGGTGTGTAAATACTCGCCAGTCTGTTCCAACGCTTGAATTTGAGCCTTCTTGAGCCTTCCAATGACTCCGAAGTCGAACTTCACCCGACTGTTTGCATGAATCATCGTCCATCACTCCAATCCGAGATACGTGTAATTCACAGAACCGTCCGGATTTCGTGATTTTCGTGTGTCTGCAATCTTTCGCTCTACTCCATGGACGTTTACACTTCCGCCACTCAAAGTCGCTAAATTGGGGGCAATATCGCCATTAAACAACGTCGACCCTGTGAGCTTCACAATTTTTTGTTGATCCGTCAACACGGTCACGACCTTGTCTTGATAGTTACAAAACAAATCGGCTTCAAATTCTTTGATAGGCTCGCCATCCTTCGACACACCTTCGCTTTGCACAATCACATGGATTGGAGTCTTGCAAAATTGTGGTAGAACTAAACTTGGAAAATGCATCAAATCACCTTCCTTGTAAGTCCACTTTGATTCAACAATTCGAATGTGCTTCGCTTCATTGCGATTCCGTTCATTGTGACTACATTCCAAGAATCACCGAAGTTCATCGACACTCCATTGATTGAGTACGATGAAAGAGCGGTCTCGATTAAGTCTTTGTTCTCAATCATGAAGTCAGCCATTTGGCAACACACCTCACGAATCACCGATTGTTGGAATGGAGTGAGATTTTCAAACCCCACTCCAACGATTCGGTTGAATGTTAGTGTGTCGATATGCTGACTTGCTGTCTTCAAGATGCGATTGAGGTTCTCTGGAGTGTGAGTTCCAAGATATTCGTTCTTGTAGAACGTTTCATCAGCATATATCATGACTACTCACCCGCTTCTTCTGTTGCTTCTTCGGCGGTTTCATTTCCTTTGTTGTTTCCTTTGCGGTTTCCTTTTTTGCTTAGTTCCAACACTTTTGCTTCTAATTCGACAATTTTGTCGAGAGCTTCGTTGTAAGTAGCTGAATCTACTTTGTGTGTACCCGAATCGATTTTAGTATGATTTTCATCATAGATGTCGAATCCTCTTGATTTGTAGTACTCTTTTTCTAATTCGGTGATTGTATAAACTTTGTTACCTTTTTCTGCTGTATACATTCAAATACCTCCTTTTTGATTACGCTTGAGCGTTGATGTAGATACCATTCGCACGATTCTTGACAAGGAATGCATCCATGTAGAAGCGTGATTGTAGTAAGTAGTTGTCAGCTGTTCTTGAATCTTCACCAGGTTCGAATGCGTTGATGTAAGAGTATTTGTCACGAGCAATGACAGCTGTTGGGTGAACTAGGATGAAGTTGATTTGTTTAGCATCAGCAGCAGCAACACAGCCTTCAGTGAAGTTGTATTTTGATTTCAAGCGAGCTGATTGCACCACTTTAATCTTCACATCATCTAAGTCGTAAATAGAGCGTTTAACTGAGCCCTCGCCAGTAACTCCCATCACACGTTGGATGTCTTTGGCTTCTTTTAATAATTTGTTAACTTTTGGAGTAACGTATAATAAACGACCAGCACCCGGAACCCCAGCTTCATCCATTTTTTCCATGGCTGAATCAAATTGTTCCAAAATGTTTTCGGCTGTAAGAGCTTCAGTTGAGATTGTTGCTCCATTTGCTGCGTAAGTAGTAGCTTCATCATACAATTTAGAGAACACATAGCTGTCCTTCTCTGGAATTGTTTGTTCTTCTTCTAATGTGTTTTGTACGTTACCAATAGAAACAGTTTTGTTTGTTTCATCCACATCCATCGGATCGATTACGAATTCGATTGAACGGTCATGAGCTAATTTCTTAGGTTCCCATTCGTTTGTGATTGTGCCTTGGTTGAATCCTAATGAGCCACGAGTGTGGTCTTTGTATCCTGACAATGTGATGCTTGGTAATTTGATTGTTTGTGCATCAATAAATTTAACTTGTTTATTTGATTGGAATAATTCAAAAGATGCTAATTCCTTAGCGTATTTTTGCTCTAATGCTGGAGCGAATGTTTCTGCGTATTTTAATACCATAATTATTTACCTCTTTTCTTTTTTTAAACTCCAAAAATCTTTAAGAGTTCGTCATTTGTTGTTGATTGTTTAACATCTCCCGTGGATCCGACTTGTGTGAATCCTGTCGATGCTGTTGCTTCTGGTTTAAAAGCTGGAACGTCTTCCAACACTTTTGCAATCACAGCCTCGTAGTCTTCATTCTTAGAATCCAACGTGAGATTGGTTGAGTCTGCCAACTTCAAAACGTATGGCAACACGTTCGAGCCAACTCCTTGCTTGATTGCCGCAAGTTGTAAGTTGCTCTCGATTTTGGTTTGAAGTGCTTGAGCTTGTGCCACTCGAAGCTCCTCTTGAAGGTTTGCCACATCAGGTTGGGCGGAGGCTTTTTGACTTTTAAAGCTTGAGATAGCTTGAGCCATCTCTTCCCCTGTCAAGCCTTGATTCTTGAAATAGTTCTTCAAGACCGTATCCTCAGCGACCTTTTGCTTGCCTTCCACGATGCTCGCAATCTTGTCATAATCAATCTCTGGAGTACTCTGAGCGGGATTGTTTGAGCTTGCTTGCGGATCCTGTGCTGTTGATGCCCCAGCGTTTGCCGATTCATCAAAGAAAAATAGTTTGCGTTTGAACATTTTCATGTCCCTCCTTCTCAGTTTTTAGGGTGTCTCCCTTATTCAGTTTTGTGCTCAGGTGTCTCCTCGTAGTTTTAAGTCTTCGGACATACCAAAAAGAGCCACCCTCCGGATGGGTGACTCTCAATGGGTTTATTTATTTAATTTTGGGTATTAAAAAAGCACTTAGCTTTCGCTAGGTGCTTGAGTTTGATTTTGATTTTGTTCTTGTTTTTCTTCTTCAATCAATTCTTCTAATATTTTTTTAAAGTGTTCTTTTGGATTTTTGATATATCCACCATCTAGAACGTATCTATTTTTCATTCGTTGCACCTACCTTACTTTATATTTTACACCTAAAGTATACAACGAATCGGCAATTTTATCAATATTTGCTGTCAAATCATTTGAATAAGTTAAATTGTATAATGATTCAACCATTTTTTGCATTGATACCTTCTTAGTTTTAATTAAATACATCACTTTCCCTTGATTAGTTACAATGGTTAAACTTCTAACTGAATTCGTCCTTACAAAGAAATCTATATCTTCTAAAGAGAACGTTGAACCTTTCGGATGATTATGCAACACATCTAAACTTCTTTCAGGAGACAGCTTTAAGAGTAACTCTGTTTCATGAGATTTTGCAAAGTCAACTGTATTCTCTGTTCCGTATACTTTAGACACTCCATTCTTAGAAAGAATATAAGCCA